CCTGCAACTATACCACTTTTATAAACAGCTTGTCCACTTGCACTAGAAACAACACTATAATCTAATGTTAATTCTGTATCATTTGTTATAGATAAAACTCTATATTTAATACTATTAATTTGTATTCTATCATTAACAGCAAATTCTGTTGTAAATAATGTACCTGTTCCTGTAACTGTAGCTGAACTTGCAGTAACTGCAACTGTTCCTGTCTTACTTACATAAGTATCTTTATTAACTTGAAGCCAAGTAATACCATCACTTGACCAATAAATATTTGCACCTTGACAAGCTACAACTCCATTAGCATAAGAAACAATTCCTTCAATAGAATCTGTAGCTACTCCTGAAGGTACTGTTGCACTTCCAGCACCCCATTTAGTATAACCATTAATTCTTCTATAACCACCTGTTGTAGATGATTCAAAATTTTCTAATATAGTTGCAGCACCAGGGGTTCTAAATAAAGCATGACTACTTGATACTAAATCTAATCCTCCTGCAACTGTAATAGAAGCACCTTGTGTTGGCATATATTTTTAATCCTTATGGTAGTAAGTATGTAAATCTTACATCCGACATATATTGTGGCTGGGGTGAATTTAAATTGTCAGCCATATTTTGTAATCCTTTTTTATATTCATCTAAAGCTAATTGCGATTGTGCAATATTATCTTTAAATTGATATAAATAATATCTAGCTCTTGCTAGTAAAACTGGTTTGTATTGTTCTGGGAATAGAACTGTATCTGTATCTGCTGCTAAAGCAGTAGGTCTATTATATGCAAAGAAATGTATATTATAAACTTTATCAGGTATTGGAGATAATCCAAATCTTCTACCATCAGAACTTCTTATAACTCTTAATGGTACAGCATAACTAGCAGTTCTTGCAGCTTGTTCTTCTGAAGAAGAGTAACCACTTCGCCATGTTGTTAAAGTTGTGAAAGCTAATTTATTATTTGTGTAAGGTGAGTTTGGGTCTACAAGAGTAAACATATTCCAGTTTACTGAATCAAAATCAGCATCTATATTTGCTGAACCTGCTTTGCATAGATACCATCTTTGTCCAACAACTGTTGGTACAATTGTATTTCCAAAATAAGGGTCATCAGGAACATCAGAACTTAACCATGACCAATCATCTACAGAATCTACAATATCAAAATAAGCTCTATTAACTACATTAGCTACTTGTTTTTGTATTCCAACTCCAGTAGCAACTGTAGAAACTTCAGGTTCATTTAACTCTACTAATAATTCGTTTACAAATGTCTTATAAGTTTTTGCCATTTAAAGTTTCGTACCTTATACTTTAGGATTATTAAATCCTTAAATTTTATTTAAACTATTATTGCAATAACTAAAATTATACCAACTGCAATAACAACTTTTTTATGTTCGTTATATAAATGTTTTGCTTCTAAAGCAATAGCTTTTAATTTATCCATAATAGTTCCTTTATATTTAAATGATAGGGGATATTGCTACCCCCTATCAAAGTTATGATTATGTTACTGTAACAATACCAGCTCCAACTGAAGCTGTTGTTAGTACTTTTCTACCATATACATGAAGTCCTCTAACCTCATCTGCAAAAGTTGTTGGGCTTCTGAAAGACTCAACAGTATTCATTGCTGAAGCTGCTGAAGTACTTCTCATATGACCAAACAGAACTACTGGTGTAGTACCTGCAGAGTATGGAAGGTTATTAGATTTGTACATAGAAAATCCTCTAACTAAACCAGAAGCAACAAGTCCATTTCTTAATGAACCTTTTCCTGCATTGTAGTCAATTGACAAAAGTTTAGAACTTGTATCTGCTAACGAATTATAAAAATTCGGAGCTGCTACAAACCATCTACCTTCATCAGGATTGTTGTTTTCATCCATAACTTGTGCACATCTTGACATGAAGTTTAGAGGGTCTACATCTAAAGCTCCTGCACCATGATTAATTGCAATCGGAACTGCTACTGAGCCAAAAAGTAATTTTTTAGCTGCATTACCTGCTGCAATAATTGGTGTTAATATGGCTGTTGCTGCGTGAGCATCATCATACATATTTTGCATAACTTCTGCATCCATTGTATCTTTTAACTTATATGCTGCGTTATTAGATGCAATTTCTTGGAAGTTGATGTGTCCAAATCTTTTCTCTAAAGAATCGATTTGAAAATGAAAATAATTAGCTTTATCTATTATTAAAACTAATTCTTGGTCAGTTACTGTTGTATTTACCAAAGGAGTTAATCCTCTAGTATATGCTGCAACTGCCATTTCTGGTTCTTTAACGATATTAACTGTATCGCCAAAGTTTTTAATCTCACCCATGTAATCTGTATTACAGATAGCTTCTACTGTAGAAGCTTTTCTAAGGGCTAGTTGTACTTTTTTACTATAAATTTCTGGAACCCAGAATTGATTTGCCTGTGTTCCTGCTGGAGCAGCTCCACCGAAGTTGAGTGTACCAGCACCTGCGAAATGTGCCATTTTTTATTTCCTTTGTTTACTTGTTGATAAAAATAAGAAACTAAAATTATCCTTCGATAACTCTACCTTCTCGTTGAGCTATTAAAATATCTTTCTCATATTTCATAAACTCGTTCTCAGACATATTATTAATATCTGATTTTTTGAAAACCACCTGTTGGTTTGTTGGTTGTCCAATTTGTTCTTTAGTCTTAACTAACAAATCAGCACCTTCATTCCTTGGCTGCTTTTCAGTTGTAGTTTTTTTATCTAATCCAAGTCCTCGGTCTTTCTTATACAGGTCGACTGCTCTTGCTGCAAGTTTACCATTCTTGTTGTTCTCATAAATCCATGATTTAATTTCCATGGGTTGTGAGTCTGCCCAGTTATGAAAATCATCTGATTCTTTAATTTCATTAAAGTCTGGATGAAGTTTCGATAACTCTAATTGAGCTTCTCTTTGAGCTAAAGCTTGATTAGCTTTTTTCAAAGAGCCAACTTCGTCTTGTAAACTTTGCATCTCATTTTGAGATTGCAAGTGAGATACAGTTTCCACCACTCCATATATGTCAGGGTAATCTTTCTTAAAAGCATTAAGCTCTTCTTCAGATTTCGGTGGTGTATACTTAGGTCGGTTTGCTTGAAGCTGTGCTTTAAGGTCTCCTTCTTTTGTATTCCAATCACCTAACTTCCTATCATAATATCGTTTTAGGTCGTCATATCTTTTTTTGTAGTCAACTTTTGAATAAGGTTTAGAATTAACATTTAATGCTGATTCCTGTAAAGACTTATCCGAAGTAGCCGATTCTGTTTCTTGGTTTGAATTTGGGTTGATAGGTTTAGTATCAGTCGCAAATTTTAATCCCTGTCTAACAGGTTCGGTGTTGGCATCTGCTGGTCCACTATCTGCACTTACAAAAGTTTGTGGCATTACATCATCTGTATGCCAAGACTTTTGTTGGTTATATGGATTCGCTTCGACTTCTTTAGTTTGTCCTTCGTCTTCTTTCATGTTTCCTCCTTTAGGGCTTCTTAACTGTGAAGGTAGCTAAAAATTGGTTCTTGATTGAAAACAAAGCTACAAGGGCTTTTATTTCTAAAAGGTAGCTTGTTTATCCTTAGAGTACCACTCTAAAAATTCTGTTATACCAATAAAGAATCTGCTTCAAATTGAGCAGCACTATCTTCTTGGTCTATTTGTCCAGCATCATAAGCTTCTTCTGCTTGTGCCATCATCTTTCTTAATTTGTCAACACCTAAACTTTTTACTGCTTTAGCTGTAAATACAAATTCTCCATCTGATAACATTGCTGGAATTGAATCTGAAGTTCCATCTCCTGGTCCTTCTACTAATTCATCTTCTGTAAATTCTGTTGCAACTATTTTTGGAATAATTGCTTCTAACTCTGGATGCATTTCTATTGCTTCATCCAATAATATTTCTTCTTCTTCTGATAACATAGAAGTATCTAATACTGCATCTGCATCTATATCATCTAAAGCTTCATCTTCTGCAGTCATCTCTGCATCAGTTTCTGCTAACATCATATCATCTTCCATACCTTCAGGAACTAATAAAGATTCATCTTCTATCATATCATCTTCAACTACATCACCTTCGGCATAAGCTTGATAATCTTTTCTTTCGTCTCTTCTTCCAACTGCACCACCAATATTTAAAGCTAATGGTGTTTGTTCTGCAATATCATTTTCATCCATATAACCACCTAATGCTGCAGTAATTCTAGTACTTACTTTTGATTCTAAACTTTTAATTTGATTGTCAATTTTTGCAAGTGTAGCAGAATCCTCTGTTATTTCTTTTTGAGCTTCTAATCTATTAATTGTTTCTATAATTAATTTATCTTTAGCTGACTTACCACCAGCATATTTTTCTCCAGGAATATCTCCTTCTGCTGGTCCTTCTTCTAATTCATCAGGAATATCAATTGGTCTTATTTTATTTCTAAAAGCAGCATCACCACTTGAAAATCTTGTTCTTGTTTTACCTAATAGTCTAGCAGGTAAACCTTTTCTAGCAGACTCAGGTGTTTTTACATCATAAGGTGTAATACCTTCATCTTTTTCTTCTTGCTTTTGTATATAAGGTGGCATAGACATTAATCCACCTGTAGCCATATTGATTGGTTTTGACATATTCTATTCCTTAATGTTTATTATAACAGTTTAAAACTATTTAGTCAACACTATCTTTTAAAATTTCTCTGACTTGATTAGGCAGGTTCTTCAGTCTGTCCAGAAAAAGCCATCTCCCCTGGCATTGCTGGATTGTTTGTTGGGTCAATCCCCTCGCCATTTCCTGCGTTGTTTGGTCCTGCACCTTGTGGAGGTACTCCTCCAGGTGCTTCCATTCCTGGCTGTTGACCAGGGATAGGAGCTTCTTCGCTAATTCCTTGTTGAGCATTTTGGTATCCTATAATTTTAGCATAAATTTCTGCTTCATCTTTAGAGTTAATTATTTCATCAGGGTCTAAATCTAAAGAGTATGCTAACTCTTTTATAACCTCTGATATTTTAACAAATGGAGCAATAGATGGATTTTGAATTGTTTGTAAGAACATAGTAAGTCTTTGAGACCTAACTTCTTTTCTCATTAAAGAAGAACTACCTGTTGCTCTTATTTCTAAATCACCTAGTATTGGTAATTGACCTTCATAGAATTGCATATTCCATTGGAACATAGATTCTCCTAAAGGTTTGATTAAATGGTCATCAATATTTTTAATGACTGTTTTAATATTTAAAGATGCAGCACCCATAAGCATTGACATACCTGATGCTGTTCTAGTCATACCTGTTACTCCTGT